AATGGGTAAGCGTTTAATTTTTTATGAAAGGAGCAAGTAACAATGGGTAAGATGAAAGAGTTCTGGATGGAGAAATGTGACGAGGTGATTGATGAATATTACAGAGGTGTTATCACTTATAAGGAAGCTCGTTCCAAATTAAAAACGCTCAACGCCTCTCCCGATACCTTTGAAGCGTTGGAATACATCCACGAAGAGGACAGAGCTACTTTAGTCTTGTAATTACCAGAACCCTGTGGTATACTGGAGGTATAAGGTAGAAGATTAAATACAATATGAGAGGAGATAAAAATGAAGATTGAAGGTACAGCCTATTGGTCATTCCTAAACAAGAAAAATGAAATGGCCGGTAAATACACTTTGGATGTCGGGCAGTTGAACAAAGATACCATCAAGGAACTTGAGAAAGCTGGTCTGAATGTCCGTACGAAAGAGGTCAAGGAAGGACAGCCTGATCGTGGGCACTTCATTACTTTGAAAGGAAAGTTTCCGCCACGGCTTGTGGATTCTGCCATGAACCCGATGAACAGAGATGTTATTATCGGTAACGGTAGTCAAGTCCGGGTCAGCGGTGAACCCTATTCCGGGACTAACAAGTTTGGTGACTACACTGTTTTTTCTTGGAAGACTGTTCAAATTATTGATCTTGTGGAGTACGCCGGAAACAGCGATGATGAGATAAATGCTGTCGAGGGTGGATATGTTGCTGGGACTATGTCTCGCGCCAGTGAGGTGGATAGTGAGGTGGATCAAGAGCTAAGCGATAGAGGCTTTGGGGATTCACCTATCCCATAAGAAAAGGGGAGGACGCGCAGATTGGGGTCTGTGTTCCTAGTGTAGCGCAGCTAGGCAGATATGTAAGGTAGACACAGATGGGTACCAAGCGAGGGCATAAGCAGTATTCTGTAGCATATACTACACAATACATAAAAACGCTTTGGGGCTATGGTACCACCTTTTTGGAGAGAGATATAAAAATGCACAAAGCAGGAGAGTATCGTTCACTATCCAGGAAAGAAGTCGTCAGTATGAGGTTAGTGGCGGTGGCGTTCCTGTTTTTTATTTTAGCTATGGTGTCTATATGATGATGTTTCAGGATCGGTTACAATCGTTAGTGTTCAAAGGGTGGGTCAACATCTACCCTACCTTTCGTACAGGTGTAATACACAAATCCAAAAAACTGGCTGATGATCGGGCACTTCCTGATCGTATAGCGTGTTTAAACATCACCAAATCCTACAAAAAGGGAGAAGGTCTTGACAAAGAAACAGATTGATACATTGGTTGGAGATATCTACACAGTTCTTGAGTGTGGTGTAGAAGTTCCTGATGACCTGCTTAAAGAGTTTACTGGGCATCTAGGTGATCTGGTATACAAGGCTCTCAAAAGGGAACCACCGCACAAAGGACTGCGGTTATCCGGGGTAGGCAAGCCGGTCTGTCAACAGTGGTATGATAAACGTGTCGAATACGAAGAGGAATTGAGTGGGCCGACACGCTTCAAGTTCCTGTATGGTGATATCATAGAGCAGGTAGTGGTGCTGCTGTCCAAGTTGGCAGGGCACAAGGTCACTAACGAGCAGCTTAAAGTAACCGTGAGTGGTGTCAACGGACACCTTGATTGTATCATTGACGATGCCGTAGTGGATGTTAAGTCCACCTCTGTCTATGGTTTTAGAAAATTTCAGGACGGCAGTATCATCAGGGATGATCCGTTTGGTTACATACCACAGATCAGTTCTTACAACAAGGCTGTCACGAATAACGAGAAGCCGTGTCATTTCCTGGCAGTGAACAAGGTCACGGGTGAATTACATCTGACTACGTTGGAAGATATAGACCAAGTGGACGCTGAGCAATACATCAGTAAAGTTAAAAAGATAATAGCTGCGCCGAAGTTATCCAAGAGTTTGTGTGTTGAAGCTGTCCCTGACGGAAAGTCAGGTAATTTGAAACTCGACACGGTTTGTTTTTATTGCCGACACAAGTTTGATTGTTGGCAGAACGCAAACGATGGGAGTGGGTTGCGTATCTTTAACTATTCGACAGGCCCACGGTATTTAACAGATATCAAACGGGAGCCTAATGTTGAGGAAATACCGCAGCAAATTTGAACAGCGTGTATGTGAAGCTCTGCCTTGTAAGTTCAAGTATGAACCGTGGCCTATTCACTTTACGTACCCTGCCAGAGCAGCACGGTATCTGCCTGATGTGTTGTTACCTAACGGGATCATAGTGGAGATTAAAGGTAGGTTCATCACCGCTGATCGTAAGAAACATAAAGCTATTAAGCAGTGTTGTGGTGGCAAATACGATATACGTTTTTTGTTTCAGTGCGACAACACTATCTACAAAGGAAGTAAAACAAGATACTCAGATTGGGCTAAGAAACATGGGTTTAAGTATCACGTAGGTAAAACAATACCGGAAGAGTGGATCAATGAGTAGAGTACACCTAGTTATACCAGACAGTCACGTTAACCCAAGTCACAAGAACTCCAGGTTTGATGCGTTGGGTAAATTGATTCTTGATCTTCGGCCTGATGTAGTGGTGGACATAGGAGACAGTGCCGATATGGATTCCTTGTGCAGCTACGACAAAGGTAAGGAAGGGTACGATGCCCGTCGTTATCTTGATGATGTGAACGCATACAAGGATGCGATGGATCGGTTGTGGCACCCTATTAAACGAGCAAAGAAGAAACTACCTGTCCGTATAAAGTGCAGGGGTAATCACGAAGAAAGAATCAACACAGCGAAGACCTACGCAGGACCGTTCTCCGGTACCTTTGGACTTGACGATCTTGAGGAGACACGGTATAATGATATTGTCAGTGAGCTTGGGGATGCAGTAGAGGTTGATGGTGTTTACTATAACCACTATTGTCCTACCCCTATATTGAACAAACCTCTTGGTGGTGTCAACCCTGCCCGTGCTATTCTCAAACAGGAACACCGCAGTACCACCGTAGGTCACAGTCACTTACGGAGCTTTGCTGAAGAGCGCGGTATCTTGGGGATGGTGGTAGGGTGTTACATGGATTACCACGCTGGGTACGCCAAGCAAGCCAACAACAACTGGTGGCGTGGGGTGGTTATTAAACGTGGCGTAGAAGGGGGTTACTACGACCATGAGTGGGTAAGTCTTGACAGAGTTGTGAAGGAGTACAAACCGTAATTAGGTTGTAACACTGTATGCTTACTTTGGATGAATTATTGGAAAAAATAGCAGATACATACGATCCTGATTTAATTGTGGATGTACTTGAAATCACAAGCGAAGAGCTTCTTGCTTGTTTTGATTATAAAGTAGAACAGAACCGATTCAAGTTTAAGGATTTAGAGAACTATGAATAACCCTCACTACAACAACGAAACTTTCTACGGCCCTACTACTGAGGTAGCTGATAGACTACACGCTGAGAAGTACCGTAGTGCTGGTGAAACTTTCTACGATACAATGAGCCGTATCAGTGGGGCTTTGTGTGATGAGGAAGATCACCGCCGTGCCTTCAAAGGAGCGTTGCTTCACCAGAGGTTTCTGCCGGGTGGTCGTATCCAATCCAGTGCCGGTTCGCCACGCAACACTACTGCGTTTAACTGTTTTGTCAGCGGTACTATCGAAGACAACATGGACTCTATTATGAAAGGAGCGAGTAATGCTGCACAAACTATGCGAATGGGGGGCGGTATTGGGTACGACTTTTCTCAACTTCGTCCTCGTGGTGACCGTATCGTATCTCTTGACAGTAGTAGTAGCGGCCCTGTTAGCTTCATGGGTATCTATGACGCCGTCTGTGCCACAATATCATCTAGTGGTCACAGAAGGGGTGCTCAAATGGGTGTGCTTAGGGTGGATCATCCTGATATACAGGAGTTTGTACACGCCAAGCAGAACGACAACGCACTGACGTATTTTAACATTAGTGTGGGTGTGACTGATACGTTCATGGTTGCTGTTCGTGATGACCTGCCGTTTGACCTTGTGTTTGAGGACAAGGTATACAGTACTATCAATGCCCGTAACCTGTGGGATGATATCATGCGTTCAACGTGGGATTGGGCAGAACCGGGGGTGTTGTTCCTCGACCAGATCAACCGGATGAATAACCTTGGTTACATGGAAGAGATTACTACTACCAACCCTTGTGGCGAACAGCCCCTGCCGCCTGGGGGAGCGTGTTTGTTGGGTAGTTTTAATCTCACTAAATATATCCTGACAGAAGACGAGGAATCCCTGTTCGATATCTGCCAACTAACTGAAGACATACCTGTGGTGGTACGTGCTATGGATAACGTCATTGACAGGACTACCTACCCTCTTGAGGAACAGGAGTGTGAGGCCAAATCAAAGCGGCGTATGGGTTTGGGAGTCACAGGATTGGCTAACGCAATGGAAGCGTTGGGGCACAGTTACGGCAGCGCAGGTGGTCTTGAGTTTATCAAGACTGTTATGTCTACCTTGCGCGACCACGCCTACGAAGCAAGTGCCGAATTGGCAAAGGAGAAAGAGGCGTTCCCTTGTATGAGTGACGCTTATCTGGACAGTCCTTACATTAAGAAGTTACCTGCCAAGATTCGATCAAAGATACGCAAACACGGTATCAGGAACAGCCACCTTATTTCTATTGCCCCTTGTGGTACCATCAGTTTGTGTGCCGACAACGTATCAAGTGGTATCGAACCCACCTTTGCCACCTTTGTGGACAGGGTTATCCAAACTGCTGACGGTCCTGTCAACCACACTATCTTGGATTACGGAGTAGACCAGTTTGGTAACAAACCTGTATGTGCAGATGAGTTGTCCGTAAAGAACCACCTTGATATACTGCTTGCCGTTCAACCTTACGTGGACAGTGCGTGTTCAAAGACATGCAACGTGGGTGACGATGTAGAGTGGGATGATTTTAAACAGATTTATATGGATGCTTGGGCCGGTGGAGCCAAAGGGGTGACTACTTACCGCAGCGCAGGTAAACGTAGTGGTATCATAGTCAAAAGTGAAGAGAGTGGAGAAGCCTGTCACATTGATTCAACTACTGGACAAAAGGAGTGTGGTTAATATGGTAAAAGAGAAAGACACATACGAGAATATGCAAGGTGTTCCGTATGTTAACATGAGTTTGGAGAATTACAAGCAAGACCTCAAAGCAGCTTTTACGGAAGGTATTGACACAGCTATTTCGTTAAAGGTAGGTGGAGTACAGCCTACTCTTGATGAAGCCTTTATAAATTTTTATAACGAAGCAACCAATGCCTGATCCTTCAGATTGGGTAAACTATGACAACGCTGTCGGTCACGCCAGTAGTGACAGTGATGATATTGTAAAGACAGCGTTAACGGCAGGTCTAAAACTAGGTGGCGATGATAAAGGGCATTGGTCAAAGATCAAACATACTTTACAGAAACAGGTCAGTGGTCACCACTACACTGACCTGAAGATACAACCTATGGATTATTCCATGCAGAATGGTTTGGATGCGTGTCAACACACAGCCATTAAGTATATCACCAGGTTCAGGGAAAAGGGTGGACAGGTGGATTTAGATAAAGCTATTCACTGTATTGAAATGCTCAAAGAGTTTGAGTATGGTAAGGAAGAGTAAGTACTTAGCGTGTCACGGTATTTTTACATAGACGTATATCTTTAACTATATACCATACAGCACAGTCTTTACCAACCATTTGTGAGATGGCGTGGTCCGTCATGCTTTTCTTGGTAACGATATAAGACGCACTATCACCTACTACCCCAGCTATCTGAACAGGCATAGGCATTACAATCATACAACTGTTCAATAAAAGCAGAATAAGCAGTGTCCAGATTAACGGCAGAATTTATCTACCGCCATGTTGTGTACAACAATCTGTTCCTTAGTGGACCGAACTAATACGTCCTCTGCTTGAACAGTAATTTTCTCTACCCACGCACAACCATCATTGATGCTTACGCAAGCGGTTGTCAAGCTCATCATCAGACATACCAGCAACATCTTCACTGATATTGTGGTGTTCCTTGGCCCTTTTGGTTGCGGCCTCTGCCGCTTCATATTTTTGATCTGCTTTACCATACCTGTATGCAACCCATAATGCTATCATTACGATTAAACAAGTAAACCCAACCCAAAGGACACTAGCCGTCATAGTTGTCAGCGTTGGTGTTCTTCATTACATTCCCCGCTAACATATTCAGTACTTTGAGAATAGCGTTGACTATGGTGTCATCACTGGTGCTTGGGGTCAAAGCAGTTACGGCAGTCGCAGCCGTAACCACGGCAGTTATTGCGTGAAGCCAGGTAGGGATCATGCTCCACATACTTAGTAACCATTCCATAATAATCTCCTTTTTTTATAGAAGTGTCGTGTTAGTGGAGCAATATGTGGCTTTTTGTACGGTGGCTCCATTACCGTAGCCGTATAAGCGTCCTACAGACGCAACTCTAGGTCGAGGGGAGGTAAGGTACCTGATTATATTCAAACTCACACACGGGGCTTATAGAGGCGTTAAGGGCTATAACCTAATATTCTTCCTAAAATTGGAATTAAATTTAAGGGTACGGTAGCTTCCGCAGAGATATTTGTTTCAGGCTTTCCTTTTTTGTTGAATTGGTCTGCGTGAAATGTCTGTCCACCGCGTAGTCCCGCTGTTATCCCGTTATCACCACCAGAGTAATCTACCCCTACTTGATACGCTTTAGTTGGGTCATTCTCTTTGCCCCATTGGTTGTAGTCTCCTGAAAGGAGAACATTCTCCAAAGGATACACGGTGGCACCACCTCCCCAGTTGCGGTTTCGGGATTTTACAAGTTGATTTCCGTTGGTGGTCAAGTCAAATTTAGACCGTCCAAAATTTCCACGAAGAGCGTCTATATAGTTTGGTGGTAGTCCTAGCACAGTTGCCATATTATTAAGAACTTTTTGGTTGTCAAGTTCCAGATCAAAGCCATAAGATTTATGAGTTTGTTTACCACCATGCGGAAGGTTTTGTAAAAGAGGTTGTACTGTAAAATGCCCACTACCAGTTCCTAAAGCTAAAGGGGGTGTTGGTTCCGGTGGCGGTAATGGCGGTAATAGCGGAGGTGTCATATCAGACTCTTCCCCCTGCGGTTCCACTTGCATGGCTGATGGGTATGAATTAAAAAATTCATTCATCGTTGCCTCAACAGGTGGGCCTCTACGTAGTAATCTTCCCATAATTATCTACTGTACGTTTTTTCATTAAAACCAAGAGCCTTTAACAAATCATCCCGTCGGTTGATGAGATACCCCTTTGTGCCGTCTTCTCGTGTGAAAGAGGTTAAGGATTCCCTTTTGATACCTTCATAGTCTTTGTCATTAACTGCCTTCAGAAGACCGGGCCACCCGAAGTTGCCATCTTTATCCTCTAACGTACCAATGTTGAAAGCCAACGCTCCAAAGAGGTCTTGCTCTCGACGAGACATACTGTCGTAATCTTTACCGTGACCGTGTTTGTTAAATTGGTTACGTGCTATAGCTTTGTGCTTATTCATATCATCGACAAGCAGCGTTTCTATATGGGCATCTGTCAGCTTACCGTGTGGGATGTTCTTATCACCCACAACTACGTATCCATCTTCGTGCTCATCTTTAGAAAGTTTATGACCATAGCCAATAGTGTCGGTACCTCCTTCAGCCGATTTATGCGGAAACCAAGAACCTGAAGTAGACCTGCCTGTCTTGCCAGCATTGTCTATCTTCTTCATACCAGTAATGAACGACGGTGTGAAAGGGTGTTTTTTGAGAGCCTTGTATATAATAGGTTTCCTCTTGTATATAGGTTTAGGAGGCAGAGCTGCTAAAGGTGCTCCTTGGTATTGATTACCAAGAGGGGGATAGGGAGCACGGGGTGATCCCCCTTGGTATTGATTACCAAGAGGGGGTTGTGCTGTTTTCCCATCGCTGAAACGACTTTTTAGCCAATTTTCCAGTTGCGCTATTACT